TGAAAACGACAATCGTTAACACGGCCGACGATATCGTTAAATCGATTTCAAAAAAGTTCGACGATAAGGATTGGAAATCCGTCGGGTCCTCGGCTTTTACGAAACTGAATGACGGGCTTTCCTCTCTGAAAACGACAATCGTTAACACGGCCGACGATATCGTTAAATCGATTTCAAAAAAGTTCGACGATAAGGATTGGAAATCCGTCGGGTCCTCAGCTTTTACGAAACTGAATGACGGGCTAAACGCAAAGAAGGATACGCTTGTCAGCACGGCCGACGATATCGTTAAATCGATTTCAAAAAAGTTCGACGATAAGGATTGGAAAAACGTCGGACAGTCGGCAATGACGAAAATTAAAGACGGCATTAACGACAAAAAGAACGACGTTACAGGCGCGGCGGACACGGTCGCAACGGACGCAAAGGGCAAGTTTACCGGCATAGACTGGAAAGCCCTCGGGAAAGGTTTACCGACCGATATAGGCGCAGGAATCAAAGAAAAGGCCTCAAGCGCAACGAATGAGGCCGGAACGGTCGCTGGCGATATAAAGGGCAAGTTTACCGGCATAGACTGGAACGCCCTCGGGAAAAACATTATTGAAGGTATCGCGGACGGCATTAGCAAAAACACTAAAACCATTAAGGACGCAGCGACAGACGCAGCAAAGGCAGCGCTAAAGGCGGCGAAGGACGAACTCGGCATCAGTTCCCCGTCGAAAGTTATGAGGGACGAGGTCGGCGTTTGGATTCCTGCCGGTATTGCGGACGGTATTTCAAAAAATACAAAACCGGTTCTTTCCGCAATGTCGGATATTTCGGACAGGGTCGCCGGAACAGATATCTCGGCGGCGCTATCGGATAACCGGCGGAGGTTGTCGCTTGCAATGGCGGAGGGTGGAGAAAGCGGCGCGCCTGTATTCAATCAGTACAACACCATTAACTCCCCGACGGAATTGTCCCCGTATGAAACATCACGTCAAATCAGACTATCGACGCAAAACCTTGTTTTGCAGCTAAGAAAGTAAGGTGGGAAAATGGCAAGGGAAATTATATGCACGAACGAGGATAATGTTTCTACCTTGTTAACGGATAAGTTTTCCCCCTGGCTGCTGCAATCGGCGGAAGGCCTTTACGAGGTATCGAACACGGTAACGCGCAGCCCAAACACAATGACGGACGGCAGCACGCACCAGGGGAGCGTTACGGCGGAACGAAATATTGTTTTGATTATGCGCGACCGCCCGGAGGCGGATCACAGGGCAAACCGCGAAATACTCTATAACATTTTCAAGCCGAAATCGGAAGGAACGTTTATTTACAGGGAAAACGGCATTACGCGGTCGATTGGTTATTACGTCGAAAGAGTATATATCGACAGCGAAAAGAGGTCACGAACGGCGACCGTTTCCCTTATTTGCCCGGACCCGTTTTTTAAAGCCCTGGAGGATACAGTTGTAAGAATGGCCGGGTGGAGCGCCCTGTTCGAATGGCAGCACGAATTTATAGACGGCGGAGAAGAGTTCGGAGCGCGAAACGACGAACGCCTGAAAGCCATTGACAACAGCAGCGCGGCCGACAATATCGGCGTTACGATCACGTTAGACGCCCAGGGACCCGTAACAAATCCGACCGTTTACCACGTCGAACAGGGAACCGAGATAGCGTTAGGGACGGAAAGCAACCCGCTCTACCTTGTAACGGGCGACAAACTGATCATAACGACGCACACGAACAACAAACACGTTTATTTAATTCATGAGGGCGTCAAAACCGAAATAAATGAATACTTGACGGAGGAATCGGAGTTTATCCAATTGCAACACGGCATTAATACCTTCGGTTATGGCGCGGCGGCGGGTATTGCGTACGTATCCGTTACGATTTCGTATCGGTATCAGTACCTGGGGGTATGATATGGAAATACGTTTTTATACTGAGGGAATGAACCTCGCCGGCATCATGGAAAACCAAACGTCACTCATTTGGGCGCGAAAGTATTTCGAACCCGGTTCGATGGAACTATACGCGCCCATTACGGCGGACAACCTCAGATTAACCGAATTAGGAAACCTGGTATGGTTGCGCGGAGCAAAAGAGGCCGCCGTGATTGAGGACAGAATGATCGAAGAGAACAGCGCGCGGAGCCGAATTATAATCGGCGGCCGTTTCCTAAGTTCCTACATGGACAGGAGGTTGGTTAGACCAAAGGTCAATTTTTCCGGCCTAACGGAAGTCGCCATGAGGAAACTACTAACGGACGCGGAATCAATCCCGCGCGTCGTTCTCGGAGACCTAAACGGGTTCGCAGATACGATCACATTTCAGGCGACATATAAAAACCTTTTGGAATATGAAAAGAAATTAGCACGGTCCGCCGGAATCGGTTTCCGGTTCCGGCCCGATTTTTCGGAAAAGAAAATAATTTTCGAATTATACAAAGGGACGGACCGGTCGAGCGCTCAGAGCAGGAACAACCGCGTTATATTCTCGGAAATGTATTTGAATTTGGACAATGTGGTTCTTAGAGAAAATCAGAAGTCTTTAAAAAATTGCGTTTATATCGGCGGAGCCGGCGACGGCGATTCGAGGACGTATGTTTCATTTGGAACGGAAATAACGGGCCTCGAACGTCGCGAGTTGTTTGTCGACGCCCGCGACATTGCGCCGGATGATATGACGGCGGAGCAATACCGGCAGGCATTATTGCAGCGGGGTCACGACAAATTAACAGAATACGCAAAAACGACGTCGATAGAAAGCGACACGGACGCAAACGCGAATTTTGTTTATAAGACGAATTACGACCTGGGCGATATTGTTTCGATTAGAAAACAGGCCTGGGGCATAACGACGGACCTAAGGATTACGGAAATTCACGAGGTATATGAACGCGGGAAAATGCGCGTTATGCCGGTTTTCGGCGAGGCGCTACCACAGACAATAGATTGGAGTGATGATTAAAAATGTCGACTTTGGATCATGCTTTTTTCTACAATTCAGACAATCACGACAGAGTTTACGACGCGGATTCGTTCGAACACCTGTTAAAAAGGTTTTTCACGACCGGAGTTTTTTCGGGTTCCTGCCGTGCATCCGCGCCGGGTTCCGGAATGATTGTCCAAATGGGCGCGGGATATAGCAACGTCGAGGGAAAGGTTCGCTTTTTTCAGGACGTTTCCGAATTTGTTCTGGCGAACGCTCACGCGACATACGACAGAATCGATACAATCGTTATCGAAAGGAACGATATCGACCGGGATATCACGGCGAAAGTTGTAACCGGTTCATATTCAGCGCAGCCCGTCGCGACGGCGCCGGTTCGGGAGGGCGGAATATATCAGCTTATAGTCGCGGAAATATACGTTACGGGCGGCGCGGTCAGGATCACGGACGCGGATATCACAGACAAGCGCCCGGACACGTCGGTCTGCGGATACGTACTATCCGCAGTACAGACGCCGGATTTTTCGGAATTGTTCGCGCAATTTCAGCAGCAAACGCGGAATTATCAGGCAGCGGACCAGGCCGCGTTTGCTGCATGGCGGCAGGCTCAGGAATCCGATATGGAGGACTGGCAGGAACAGACGCAACA